GTGGAAGGACTGGCGGGCGGCTGGGGGCATAGATCGACACTGATCGATACGAGTTTAAACAACCGTCGGGTGCAGGCGGTGGCGGTGTGGGGCAGTACCCTGTGTATACTGGCCGACGGGCTGATGTTTCTGGCCGACGGGCGTGCCGCCTACCGCATTGACGGACGGCGGGAGTACGAATGGTTTGTCTGGGACGCGCCCATCGACGGGCTTTACAGCGACGGGCAGACGTTGTACTGGAGCCGCGGTTCGGTATTGGGGACGTGGAGCGGCACCGACGACGAGGGCGAGCCGATCGAGAGTTATTTTTGCACGCGTGACGAGTGTGCGGGCGATCCGGCGGTGCGCAAGCGTGCCGACCGTGTGGGGGCGGTGGCGCTGCTCAAGAAGATCGCCAACGCCGACGTGACGGTATCGACGGTGACCGACGGCGGCGCGCCCAAAGAGGTCTGCACCTTTCATCTGGGCGGGATGGATTTTAACGAATTTGATTTCGGCACCGTGTCGTTTACGACGGGGGATCAGGATCTGGTGCGCCTGCCTTTGCAGGTCAAGGATTATCTGACACTGGCGCTGCACTTTTCGTCGACCCGACGGTTTGGGGTGGCGGCGGTGCGCTACGGGGCCGAGTGGATACGCTATGTAAAGTGAGGAATGAGTATGAAGTTAACCAAATTGACGGCTGATCTGGCGGTGATCGCCAAACTGCCCGACAGTCCGACCGAGACGGCGGCCTCGCTCAAGGCCAAGTTTGACCAAGGTTCGCGGGCCATCGGCGAGTATTTAAACGGGACGCTGGTGCCGCAACTGGACGAAAGTCTGACGGCGGTGGAGGAGGCGGTGGCGCTTATCGACGGCAAGCAGGACAAGATCACGGTAGGTACCACGGCACCCAGCGGCGGGGCCGACGGCGATATCTATATCTGGTATTGATGAGGTGAGGGCATGATACGGCTAAACAGCGCCTATCAAATGCTGGCGCAATCGGACACGGTCACCTTTTTGTCGCAGTATAACGGCAAGGTCTGCATCCGCCTGTACGGGCGGGTCAGCAACCAGAGCACGGCGGGCAACGCCTCGACGGTGGACATCAAACTGACCCGTTATGTGACGGGGGATTACAGCAACGTCAAGTACGGTTGCTACGCCAAGAACGCGTCGATCGGCGGCGACCTGAGCCACAGCTGGTCCAACAGCGATTACACCTCGTTTTATGCCGGCAACGAGTACACGATTTTTGAGAAGTCGTTCTCGGTGTCGCACAACGCCGACGGCACCAAGAGCCTGACGCTGACGGCGGCGTATGACGACAGTTACATCGGCGCCCTGTCCATCGGGGCGCAGACCTTTGAGCTGCCGCCCATAGCCCGTGCCGACGGGATCGGCGGGGTGCAGTTGTCGGGCGGGGCGATCGAGGCGGGCGTTGCGGTGACCTTCGTGTCCCACTCGTCCACCTTCACCCACCGCCTGACCCTACAGGCCGGCGGGCAAGCGGTGGCGGTGCGTGATTCGTATGCTTCGGGACAAACGGTTATGCTCAGCGCCGCCGAACTGCTCGCCCTCTACCGCACCGGGGCGATGACCCTGACGGTGCAACTGACCACCCTGCAAAACGGCAAGGATCTGGGTGTGGCGAGCACGCAGGTCACGCTGAGCGAGCGGGGCAATTGCCATCGGCGTGAGAACGGCTTGTGGCGGCGCGGGCTGGTCTGCGTCGGCGGCCATCCGGCCGTGGTGATGGTGAAGAGTGCGGGTCAATGGGTGTTGGCCAAGTGAATTCAAAGGAAGCGGAGCTTCCAACCTCTTAAAGGCTTCCCCTTGAGGGGAAGCTGTCAGCCGAATGGCTGACTGATGAGGTGCCGTCCGGACAGAAGCATTGCTATTGCCACGACTTTTCGATACGCTGTGCGTTGTGTGGATGGGTGGCAATAAAAATGGATCAAGCCGGAAAGCACCTCATCCGTCAAGGCCGATGGCCTTGCCACCTTCCCCTCAAGGGGAAGGCTTCAAGAAGTAGAAACCTACGGTTTCTTTAATTGAAAAGGAGTACAGCATGATCTCGGATTACGAACGCATTAAGCGGGAATTTGACCTGTCCCTGCTGGAAAAACTGGCGCAGACGGTGCGGCAGTTGCCGACGGTGGAGGATCTGTGGCCGGTAGGCAGTATTTATATGAGTCTGGATCCCACCGACCCCGCCACCCGCTTCGGAGGGGTGTGGGAGCGCATCGAAAATGCCTTTTTGCTGGCGGCCTCATCCGCTCATCCCGTCGGGGAGACGGGCGGTGAGGAGCGGCATACGTTGACGGTGAACGAGATACCGGCGCACAACCATAATATTTTCTATGGCATTAATACCGATCGCCCCGGTTGGGGCGTAACGGTTATAAGTAACAGCGATTACATCGCCACCGGTGCCATGAGCCACACCGGCGGCGATCAGCCGCATAACAATATGCCGCCGTACTTGAGCGTGTATATGTGGAAGCGGATGGGCTGATTTTGCATTTCGTATTTATCATTTATCATTTCGCATTTCCCAATCTCGATGCGTTGCATGAGAAATGATGAATGATGATTGATAAATGATGAATGAAAAACGAAGGGAGAAAATATGGATTACGAAAAGATGATCGATGAATTGATCGAGAAAAAGTTGCAGGCGGCGCTGGCCGAGCTGGATAAAAAGCGGGAGCAGACGACGGCCGCCTACGCGCAGAAAAAGGAGACGGCCAAAGCCGAGCGGGAGGACCTGACCCGCGGTGCTTACGCCGACTATGCCAAGAATATCGACCCGACGGGCATCGAGTCGGAAAAGATGGCCGCCCGCGGGCTCAAAGATTCGGGCAAGACCGAAACGGCCAAGGTGGGCTACTATAATGTCTATCAGAATATGCTCACCGCCATCCGCAACAAGACCGACGAGGAGTTGCAAAATCTCTCCGAGCAGGAGCAAAAGGCGCTGACCGCCCTCGACGAGGCCGACACCAAAGCGAGGGATAATGCATATACTTTATTGATGGAGGAGAATATCCGCCGTCAGGAAGCCGCCGCCAAAAAGGCGGAGGCCGACCGCCAGTATCAGCTGAAATTGGCGGCACAGGCCGCCAAGAAGGAGAGCAAGACCGAGACCGAAGTGGTCGGGTATCCGGTAAACGGAACCGATAAGGAAAAGTATAAGTGGTTGGAGAAGCAACTCAAATCGCTGGCTTGGAGCCTGATGCCGGGCGAGGACAATCCCCGCAACCGCATTTTGGCGCAGTCCCAGAAATATCTGAATCTGGCCTATCGCGATCTGGATACCGATTATTACAGCAAACTGCTGGACATCGTGGTGTAAGCGATGGAGCCGAAAGAACTGGCGGTCTGCCAACAGCATTTTGAGCGCATCGACGCCCGCCTGCACCATCTGGAGCAGACCGAGGCGGGACAAAACGCCCGCTTCTCCGACATGGCGGTGATGAATGCCCGTATGCATGAAAAACTCAACACCCTCGATGCCTCCCTCAAATCCCTCATCCGTGCCCTCTGGGGCATTTCAGGCACCCTGCTGGCATCCCTGCTGGGGTTTGTGGTGTGGTATATCCAAGGACTCTCGTGAGTCCTTGGATGAGGTAAGAGGTAAGAAGTAAGAGTGAAGAGGTGTTTATGAAGAATTTTTTGGGAATCAACTGGCTGGTGCGCCTGAGAAATCCTGTCTTCTGGGTGCAGGTGGCGGTGGCGCTGTTCGTGCCGATGCTGGCGCAGGCCGGACTGGCGTGGGAGCAGATCACCACGTGGGGCGCACTGTGGCAGGTCATTTGGCTGGGGATCCAAAACCCCGTCACGGTGGTGGCCGTGATCCTGTCGGTGTGGAACGCCGTCAACGACCCCACCACTGCCGGACTGCAGGACAGTGCCTTGGCTTTGTCTTACGACAAGCCCAGCGAGGTAAGAGGTAAGAGGGAAGAGTGAAGAAGTAAGGTGGGAAGCTTCGCTTCCTTTGATTCAAAGAAATCGACCGTAGGAAGATTTCATCCGAAACCTATTCCCTATTCACTATTACCTATTACTTTTTTCGACTGAAAGGAGAAAACTATGTTACGATATCCGGTAAACTATGTGGGCATTACCCAAAACTGCTCGGCGGGGCATCGGGCGCTCGATCTGGGCTGGAAGGATACCCCGTCCGAGCCGATCTTGGCCGCCGCCGACGGGCTGGTGGTCGATTGCGGCACCGAGCCGACCTACGGCGCCGTCTACGCCGTGTTGCGCCATCCGCGCGAGGGCGGTTGGTGCTACACCCTGTACTGGCACCTGCGCTCGCTGGACGTGGTGCGCGGGCAGACGGTGACCATGGGACAGCGCATCGGCATCATGGGCGATACGGGGCTGGCCACGGGGGTGCATCTGCACTATGAAACTTGGCTGACCCCCGCCGCCTATATCTACTGGCGCCTGTCGGATAAGGCGCAGTACGCCGTGGATCCCCGCACGGTCACCTATCTCTATCCCGACCAAGAGGTGTCAAGCGGCAGTGTGGGCGTGCAACGCCTACCCGAGCCGACTCCCGAGCCTACCCCGACGGCGCTGACCTTGAATAACGAACCGCTCTACGGCTCATCGACCGCCGCCAAGCCCGCCGCCTATATCAGCGGCAACTACTGGCGCTGGGACGATGCCGTGATCGGGGGGCGCATCCGCATCACCAACGACCCCTCGCGCATCGGCGCGGCAGGGCAGGTGACCGGCTGGATCGCCAGTCCCGCTACCCGCAAAACCTACACGGTGGTAGCCGGCGATACCCTGTCGTCCATCGCGGCACGAAACGGGCTGACCACCGCACAAATCATCGCCTTAAACCCCCAGATCAAAAATCCGAATCTGATCTACGTGGGGCAGACGGTGTATCTGTCATAAAAGGGAGGGCGAGAGCCCTCCTTTTTATGATAGCTAAGAGGTAAGAGGTAAGAGTGAAGAGGTTGGGAATTGCCATAAGGGAGAAAATATGGTAGAATACCATAAAAGGAGAAACAGGCATGAAAACGATCTATCTGGATTTGACCGGCTGTAAATATTGGGACGATCTGCATGAGCGCATCCGTGTGGCCTTCGATTTCCCCGAATGGTACGGGAAGAATTGGAGTGCCTTTTGGGATTTATTGAGTAGAGACAGCGATGCGGAAAAAGTTATTATTACCGGCGAGCACACGATGCCCAAGGAGTTTGATAAGCCTTTGGCTATGTTGCATGAGATTTTGGATGATATGGTAAAAGAGTGCAAATCCGAACACAGCATACCGTTTTCCTATGAAATCCGCAATTAAAGGGGAGGGCGAGAGCCCTCCTTCATTTTCCATTCATCATCCATCATTTATCATTTATCATTTCTGAAGGCTACCGTTGCGGCCGGAGTGAGGCGGAAAATTCGGAGATGGATAGTAAGATAAAGAAATGAGAAATGTGAAATGATGAAT